AAAAAGGCATTAGGACTCACCGAACTTCCAATCGAAGAAACAGATGAAAAGGTCAGCTTTCCTTGGTTTGGGATTAAGCCGACAGAAGACGATGCGGTAAAAGCCTATACCCATTTTATTTACGCACTTTGCGAAATGGCAAAGAATCAGAAGAGAGTCAATGCAAAGGAAAAGGATGTAGAAAATGAAAAGTACGCCTTCCGTTGTTTCCTTTTAAGACTCGGTTTTATTGGAAACGAGTACAAGCAGGAAAGAAAGATTTTACTTCAGAACTTCACAGGTTCTGCAGCATTCAAGAACGGAGGTAAGAACGATGATGTTTCCAAATAAAAAGATAGTAGAGCATATCAAAGAAACTTATCCGGCAGGAACTAGAGTGGAGCTTGTAAAGATGGATGACGTGCAGGCTCCACCTGTTGGAACAAGAGGTACGGTGCGAGGTGTAGATGACACCGGCAGCATCCTGGTGGCTTGGGACAATGGAAGTGGACTGAACGTAGTCTACGGAGAAGATATCTGCAGAAAGCTGGATTCCGTAAAGGTTACCTGCTACGGCAAGACCGAGGTCTGGGATACAAGACAAGATGCTGGGAAGTTCTACTTTGAAGCTATATGCAATTCCGAAGGTAGTGAATGTGAAAGATATATTAAGATTTTCGCAGAACTTGTGCAGGGAAAGGTTGAGTGCAGTGATGAATACGAAAATTAAAGAACAGATTCTTGCCATTCGAAGCACAGGCCTTACCAATATGTTTGATATCCACTATGTGCAGAGACTTGCCCATGAGATGAACTTTTATGAACTGGTTATTTTCATAGAAGAGCATCGAAGTGAATATGTACATTTCATAATGTATGGGGAGGACTAAACCATGTGGAAAGAAGGGTCAATCAGCATACCGAAGAAAGACGGCAGCACCAAAATCGTACATTACTGGATTAAGGTTTACGAAGAGGGCAGCCAGTTTGGAATCAACGGCGGCAGGATATCAAAACTTAGTCTTAAGATGGATGGTGAGTGGATTGCAAATTATGACAGAGGTTGGGACATAGAACCGACCTGCGAAGAAGCAGAAATGGCACTTTGCATCCTTTTATACAGTAATAACTAGTCAGAATAACAATGAAATATTAAGTAGAACGGCTCCATAGGGGCTGTTCCTCATTACAGAAAAGACCAGAGATGGTCTTATTTTTATGCCATTTGGGAGGTGGACACTTGAGAAAACTGAAGAAATATAAGCCGACAAAGTTCAAAGCTAAGGATTCTGTCTACGATAAAGAAATGGCTGACTATGCAGTTTCCTTTATTGAATGCCTGTGCCACACCAAAGGTACATGGGCAGGAAAGCCATTTGAATTGATTGATTGGCAGGAGCAGATTATAAGGGATATCTTCGGAACGATAAAACCGAACGGATATCGTCAGTTCAATACTGCATATATCGAAATACCAAAGAAGCAAGGGAAGTCAGAGCTTGCGGCTGCTGTTGCACTACTGCTTACTTGCGGAGATGGAGAAGAACGTGCAGAAGTATATGGATGTGCAGCTGACCGCCAACAGGCATCAATCGTATTTGAGGTTGCTGCTGATATGGTGCGTATGTGTCCTGCACTGAATAAAAGAGTAAAGATATTAGCATCGCAGAAAAGAATCGTGTACTTACCTACGAATAGTTTCTACCAGGTGTTATCGGCAGAGGCTTACAGCAAGCATGGTTTCAATATTCACGGTGTTGTATTTGATGAGCTTCATACTCAACCAAACAGAAAGCTGTTTGATGTTATGACCAAGGGGAGCGGTGATGCCAGAACGCAGCCACTGTATTTCCTTATTACAACAGCAGGTACGGATACAAATTCCATCTGCTACGAAACTCATCAGAAGGCAAAGGATATCATTGAAGGAAGAAAAATCGACCCTACCTTTTATCCTGTTATCTATGGTGCAGATGAAAGTGATGACTGGACAGATCCGAAGGTATGGAAGAAAGCAAATCCATCCCTTGGAATTACAGTTGCAATGGAGAAGGTAAAGACAGCCTGTGAATCAGCAAAGCAAAATCCAGGAGAAGAGAACAGTTTCCGTCAGCTAAGGCTTAACCAATGGGTAAAGCAAGCAGTCAGATGGATGCCGATGGAGAAATGGGATGCTTGTTCCTTTAGGGTATCGGAAGAAGATCTGGAAGGAAGGGTCTGCTATGGCGGTCTTGACCTTTCAAGTACAACGGATATCACAGCCTTTGTGCTTGTGTTTCCACCGCTTGATGAAGATGACAAGTTCGTGGTGCTACCATACTTTTGGATACCGGAAGAAACCTTGGAACTGCGAGTCCGAAGGGATCATGTCCCATACGATGTGTGGGAGAGACAAGGATATTTGCAGACCACAGAAGGAAACGTTGTGCATTACGGATATATTGAAAAGTTTATCGAAAAACTCGGTGAGAGGTTCAATATCCGTGAAATTGCATTTGACCGTTGGGGTGCTGTGCAGATGGTTCAGAACCTGGAAGGTATGGGATTTACCGTAGTTCCATTTGGGCAGGGGTTTAAAGATATGTCTCCTCCGACAAAAGAACTGATGAAACTGACGCTTGAGCAGAAACTTGCACACGGTGGTCATCCGGTTCTTCGATGGATGATGGATAACATCTTTATTCGAACTGACCCTGCCGGAAATATTAAGGCAGATAAAGAAAAATCAACTGAAAAGATAGACGGTGCCATTGCAACGATTATGGGTCTTGATAGAGCCATTCGCTGTGGTGTCGATACAAGTGCTTCTGTATATGATGACAGAGGCTTATTTATTATCTAGGGAGGAGTGTGATACCTATGGGTATTTTATCTGGAATATTTAAGGCTAGAGATAAGCCTAGTAATGCAACAAGCGGAAGTGCATACAGATTTCTTATGGGAGGTTCGACATCCGGTAAGCCTGTCAATGAGCGTTCTGCCATGCAGATGACTGCAGTGTACTCATGCGTAAGGATATTATCTGAAGCGGTAGCAAGCCTGCCGCTTCATGTTTACAGATACAACGAAGACGGTGGAAAGGAAAAAGCCATCGACCATCCGTTGTATTTTTTATTGCATGATGAACCGAACCCGGAAATGACATCTTTTGTTTTCAGAGAAACGCTGATGACGCATTTGTTGCTTTGGGGAAATGCCTATGCACAGATTATTAGAAATGGTAAGGGAGAAGTGGTGGCACTATATCCGCTGATGCCTAATCGAATGACTGTGGACAGAGATGAACACGGGAAACTTTATTACACCTACAATACTTCAAGAGATGATGCTCCGACTATGAAAGGGAGCATGGTAAAACTGGAAAGCACAGACGTACTCCACATTCCAGGGTTAGGATTTGATGGTCTTGTAGGATATTCGCCTATTGCTATGGCCAAGAATGCTATTGGTATGGCAATTGCCTGCGAAGAATATGGAGCCAAGTTCTTTGCTAATGGTGCAGCACCAAGTGGTGTGCTTGAACATCCGGGAACAATTAAAGACCCGGCAAGGCTCCGTGACAGCTGGACTTCGACATTTGGTGGAAGTTCCAATGCACATAAAGTAGCTGTTTTGGAAGAAGGAATGAAGTACACACCGATTTCCATTTCACCGGAACAGGCACAGTTCTTGGAAACAAGAAAATTTCAAATCAATGAGATAGCTCGAATTTTCAGAGTCCCTCCTCACATGGTGGGTGACCTTGAGAAGTCGAGCTTTTCTAATATTGAGCAGCAGTCCCTGGAATTCGTGAAGTACACGCTAGATCCTTGGGTTTCCAGATGGGAACAGTCCATGATTCGTTCTCTGATTCCTACTGCTGACAAAAGTAAGTATTTTATCAAGTTCAATGTGGACGGACTTCTTCGTGGTGATTATCAGAGCCGTATGAATGGCTATGCCATTGGAAGACAGAACGGCTGGATGAGTGCCAATGACATCCGTGAACTTGAGAACCTTGACCGTATCCCTGCTGAAGAAGGCGGTGATTTATATCTCATCAACGGAAATATGACAAAGCTGAAGGATGCGGGAATTTTTGCAAATGCAGATAACGGAAAGGAGGTAAGCACAGATGAAGACGAAGAAGTTCTGGAACTGGAAGAATCAGACGGAAACAGCGGAGAGAATTCTGTTTCTGAACGGGACAATCGCAGAAGAAAGTTGGTTCGATGACGATGTGACTCCACAGCTTTTCAAGGATGAACTTAATAGCGGGCAGGGTGACATCACGGTATGGATTAACTCTCCTGGAGGTGACTGCATAGCGGCAGCACAGATTTATAACATGCTCTGCGAATACAAAGGCAATGTGACTATCAAGATTGATGGAATCGCTGCAAGTGCAGCATCGGTCATTGCAATGGCAGGAAACAAGGTACTTATGTCTCCGGTATCCATGATGATGATTCACAATCCTGCAACGGGTGCCTTTGGAGATCATACAGAGTTTTCAAAGGTTATTGAAATGCTCGATGAAGTCAAAGAGTCCATTATCAATGCCTATGTAATCAGAACCGGATTATCCCGTACAAAACTTGCACATCTTATGGATTCTGAAACCTGGATGAATGCCAATAAGGCCATTGAACTTGGATTTGCAGATGATGTGATCCGTGATGGCAAGAGTGAGGATACATCTGAAACAGCAGTGATGTTTTCAAGAAAAGCTGTGAACAATGCCTTATTCAATAAGGTCGCAGCAAAGGTTCAGAAAACAAAGAAGTCAGTAACTGACCAGGCACAGATTAAAGAGCCTGAAAAGAAAGGACACTCCGTAGATGAAATCATGGAGCGTCTGAACACCATGAAAAAATTCATGTAATTAATGGAGGTATAGAAACATGACTATTTTAGAAATGATGAATAAGAGAAGTAAAGCGTGGACAGCTGCAAAGAACTTTGCAGAGTCTCACAAAAATGAACAGGGCGTACTTTCTGATGAAGATTACGCAACTTATCAGAATATGGAAAAGGACATCGAAAACATGAGCAGAGAAATCTCTCGTATGCAGAGAGAAGCTGCTATGGAAGATGAACTTAATAAGCCTGTGAACACACCTATCACTGCAAAGCCAATGAATGGTGGTAAGGAAAAAGAAGAAAAGACAGGCAGAGCAGCAGATGATTATAAGAAGAACTTCTGGAATGTAATGCGTTCTAAAGTTCCGAACCCTGCAATCATGAATGCACTACAGGAAGGTGTGGATACAGAAGGTGGCTATTTAGTACCGGATGAATTCGAACACACTCTTGTAGAGGCACTTGAAGAACAGAATATGTTCCGTTCTCTTGCACACGTGATTCAGACATCTTCCGGTGAGAGA